ATATGTGGGACATTAGAAAAAAATAATACAAAACTTAAAGATGAGAGAGATAGATTTTTATATAACTATATGGTCTTTGCTAAGAAAAAATATCCCGATTCATGGGAAGATAAAGTTGTAGAAAATGCCAGAAAATATATTGAATATGATAAAATATGGGGAGATACCAAAGTAGAAAAGAAAATAAAAAGTTGGAAAGGAGATACGGCAGGTTACACTTGTCATGAAGATCCTATTCAAGGTCATTGTGTAAAACCTACGTGTCTACGTAGAAAGTTTGGAGTGGGTAAACAATTAAACTCATCTTGGCCAGAGATTATTAGCATTACTAAAATAGATTATCGTCCTGATCCCAAATTTGATTTAAGTGTTAAACTTCTTACTGGTAAAATAAAAATCATTCGAGCAAAACACACTAAACAAGTAATAGAACAAAGAGAATTGAGAGCATTAATTGCAGCGCACACTTCCATAGTTCCTCCTCCTCTTAAATCCAAAGAATTTGAAGTTATAATTAGAGGGCTATGGGCAGAAATGAATGTAGAAACTCCTGATCCTGACTCTCAACCAGCAGGAATATTATTTAGGCATCTTAAAGAATATCTTAATGATGTAAGGGCTACTAGTTTTAATTCATTTAAAAGTGGTGGAGTATTAATTCAAGAAGGGAAAGCATATTTTGTTTTTAGTAAATTTCATGAGGAATTAAAAAGAAATGAATGGAAACTGGATGAAGCTGAAACTAAAACAATGGTAGCGGATATATTTAAGGGACAAAGAACTCAGAAAAGATATCCTAAAGGAAGTCAACTATGGTGTATGGAACTAGACATGAAACAATTTGAACAAGAAGAGGCTCCTGAAGAAATATTAGAATTTGATAATCAAGATGACATTGTTTAAATTCTATGGCCCACCAGGAACTGGAAAAACTCATAGACTAATTAGTCGAGCTAAAGCCTACGTAAGAACTGGCACACCCTTATATAAAATTGGATACTTTGCTTTTACCAGAAAAGCTGCTAGTGAAGCTCGAGAAAGAATGCCGGCCGACGATAAAAAACTTCCATTCTTTCAGACACTTCATTCTTTTGCATATCATAAACTAGGTCTTCAAGAAGAAAACATTATGCAACCTTATCACTATGAAGATTTAGGCAAACGATTAGGAATACGAGTTAACTATGCCGACAAATTTAATGACGAACAAACACATTTTCTAACCTGTAATGATCCTTATTTTCAAATGATTGGTCGAGCCATGAATAGGGATATAACAATCAGAGAAGAGTTCGATCGTAATGAACATGATAAAAAAACAATTAGGTGGGATACACTTAAGCATATTCATGCTAATTTTTTAGAATATAAAAGTAAGAATAAACTCTATGATTTCAATGATATAATAACAAACGTGTGTAATAGAAAAGATTTACCAATCTTTAAAACTATCTTCATAGATGAAGCACAGGATCTTTCTCCCCTGCAATGGAAACTGTATGATACATTAAAAAAACATACCACTGATATGTACCTAGCTGGTGATGATGATCAAGCTATCTTTGCCTGGGCAGGTGCAGATGTAAGTAGATTTATTAATGAGAAAGTAGATAAAGAAAAAGTTTTAAAATATTCTAAAAGAATTTCTAAAGCTATTCAGGAACAATCTGAAATCCCATTGAGTCGGATATCAGGCCTCAGGAAACATAAAGTTTATCTTCCTCGAAATGTAGAAGGGTCATCTAAATATATTACTGCACTTAATCAAGTAGATTTAAGTAAAGGTAAATGGTTAATTTTGGCTAGACGAAAAGATACTCTTCTCGAACTTATGAAAGAACTTACCAAAAGAAATCTATACTTTGAAACTAAAAAAGGAAAAAGTTTTAAAGTAAGAATTCATAAAGCTGCTAGTAGTTATACTAACTGGACTATGGATGGAATGTTAGAACCAAAAGAAATTAAAAACATTCAAGATTATATTCCCATCGGTAAATGGGATCCTAAAAAAAATTGGTATGAAGTCTTTACTCTGGCTCCTGAAAAAGAAGTAGCCTATATTCGTTCCATGTTAGAGAACGATGAAAAATTAAATGAGCCTGCAAGAATTTTTTTATCTACAATTCATGCTATCAAAGGAGGGGAAGAAGCTAATGTAATTTTAAGTCTAGAACTAGGAAATAAAATTATTAAATCAATGAGAAGAAGTAAAGAGAAATCTGATGAAGAACACAGAGTGTGGTACGTAGCAATTACCCGAGGAAAAAATAATTTATATAAACTAAAAGCAAAGATAGCTAGAAAAGGATATCCATTATGAGCGTTTATAATAAACAAATTGGGGGCACTCATTACAAGAAAATGAAAATACAGCCAAGCAAATTTGTAATTCAGAACAAGTTGCTTTTTCCTGAAGGAAATGTTATTAAATATATCTGTAGGCATCCCTACAAAAATGGAAAGGAAGACTTAGAAAAAGCCAAACATTTTATAGATATGATAATTGAAAGAGATTATAAATGATACTACCCCCCACTGAATGGGTTGCTCACACTGAGTATCCCGATCTCAGATCCCATGATGAAATCGCAATTGATTTAGAAACACGTGATCCGGATTTAAAAAAGAAAGGATCAGGTTCTCTTACTGGTACAGGAGAAATTGTAGGAATTTCTGTAGCTGTTCCTACAGGCTCATGGTATTTTCCCATAGCTCATGAAGAAGGACCAAACTCAGATAGAAAAAAAACTTTAGAATGGTTTAAAGATATTTGTGAGTCCCCTGCTACAAAAATTTTTCACAATGCAATGTACGATGTGTGTTGGATAAAAAAACTAGGCTTAAAGATTAATGGTTTAATAATAGATACGATGATAGCTTCATCACTTATAGATGAAAATAGATTTTCATATACTTTAAATACTTTATCATGGCATTATTTAAATAAAGGAAAGAGCGAAGCTGCATTAAATAAAGCTGCTAAAGAAAGAGGTCTTGATCCTAAATCGGATATGTGGAGGCTACCAGCTATGGAAGTAGGAGCTTATGCTGAGAAAGATGCACAGCTAACCCTAGAACTTTGGCAAAAATTAAAAAAAATAATTGTCGAAGAAGACTTACAAGATATATTTAATTTGGAGACCGATCTTTTTCCTTGTCTGGTTGACATGAGATTTCTTGGAGTGAGAGTGGACGTTCAAAGAGCTCATAAATTGAAGCAACAATTAACATTACAAGAAGAAATGTTAATCCACAAAATAAAAAAAGAAACAGGCCAAGACATTCAAATATGGGCAGCAGCATCGATTGCCACAGTTTTTGAAAAACTTCACCTACCTTTTGAACGTACCGAAAAGACAAAGTCTCCTTCATTTACTAAAAATTTTCTTTCTAATCATAGTAATCCAATAGTAAAATTAATAGCAGAAGCAAGAAAAATAAACAAGGTTAATACCACCTTCATTGATACCATTATAGATTATGAACATCTAGGTAGGATTCATGCCGATATAAATCAAATTAGATCGGACGAAGGAGGAACAGTCACTGGAAGATTTTCTTATCAGAATCCAAACCTCCAGCAAATTCCGGCAAGAGATCCAGACACAGGCCCTTTAATTAGATCGCTATTTATTCCTGAAAAAAATCATCTATGGGGTTGTTTTGATTACTCGCAACAGGAACCAAGACTTGTTGCACACTATGCTTTAAAATTTAAATTACCTTCTGTTAATCAAATTGCAGATTCCTATGATACAAATATTGATACTGACTTTCATCAAATTGTAGCCGACATGGCTGACATACCTAGGGCTCAGGCTAAAGTTATTAACTTAGCTTTATTTTATGGAATGGGAAAAGCTAAACTTCAAGCTGAGCTAGGGGTAACCAAAGAAAAAGCTAATGAATTGTTCCAGAAATATCATGCCAAAGTTCCTTTCGTCAAACAGTTAATGAATAAAATAATGAACATCTCACAAGACAAAGGAAAATTAAAAACTTTATTGGGAAGGCGGTGTAGATTTCCTAAGTATGAACCCATCCTCAGAGGAGATGACTGGGGTAAATATGTGAAGGCAGAAGACCATGAAAGAATGTTGGAACTGCAGGAAATGGGCGAATTTTTAAAAGACGAAGATGGAAAAATTATAGAAACGTCTGAAGGAAAACCCCAAAAAAATTATTGGCATAAAAATACTTTCCGAAGAGCCTTTACTTACAAGGCCCTAAATAAACTTATTCAAGGATCTGCAGCGGATATGACTAAACAAGCAATGTTAGAACTTTATAAGCAAGGAATTGTAGCACATATTCAAATTCATGATGAATTAGATATTTCAGTTACAGATCCAGAACAAGCAAATAAAATAAGGGATATAATGCAAAATGCAGTTTCTCTTGAAGTTCCTAATAAAGTAGACTATGAATGCGGACCAAATTGGGGTACAATTAAATAAAACAAGGAGAAAACTATGGAAAAAGTAAAACAACTTTGGGCATTAGCACAAGCTCATCCTAAAATATCTATCGGTGTAGCGGTAGTAATCGTCGCTCTATATTTCTTAATAAACTAGGAACTATATGAAAGATGGCCTATTTGAATGCAAACATTCCGGTGATTTATTCCCAGATCAGGAGAGAATATCTCTATGATCTTAAAGATCATCACGGAGAAGTTGAAGACTGCATTATATTTGGCCTGGCATCGATTACAGGGCGCCCTATACTCTTTCATGCAATTATGGAAAATGGTGCGGTCTTTTATAGACTTCCTATCTCCGCGTTCATTCAAAGAGGATTTAAGGCAGATCAAGTTCCTAGATATAGACTTGATGAGCTGGAGCTGTGGAATTGCTTTAGTTACTACCCTAGCATTACTTCTTTTGATATCCTAGACGGACAATCAGGGAAGTACTTTGGAAAAGATAAAAAATTACATCCTGGCGCCTATCTTTTTACGGTTGACTGGGCTCACCCAGAGAGTAATATAGTAGATACAGATCATTCTGAAATTCCGCACGAACATAAGTGCGCTCACATACTTGCCTTAGAAGATGGAAATTATGCAGCACAACCCAACAATCGTATTCTTTGGGATATACCTTCGTTTACAGTAAAAAACGAAGTACCAGATTGGAAGGTTCAAACCTCAGAATGGAATGTTGAAGACACTGGTAAATGGAAAACGGAAGATACCGATAGGTACTTCTATGAAATTGAGGAAAAAAATGACTGAACGATTTTGTAAAAAATGTAATCATTTATGCCACTGCATAGAAGCCGATCATTCGGATTGTAAGTGTGAAAATTGTGATTGTAAAGAAGCTATGGGTGTAGTAGTAGATGATACTCAAGAATGCGAGATGTGCCAATGAAAAAATTATATTTATTGTTAGCTTTATTATTTGCATTAAGCGCCTGCTCGGTCGGGCCAAAATGTACCTATACTCAAGATGGAACTAAAATTTCATCGTGGCTCTGGATCTTTAATAAAGGTGAGCAACCAATTGATATAGATAAGAACAACTGTAATTAATATGAATGATAAAATTATTACTGCACTCTTGGCTATTCTCATCGCCCTCTCCGGGTGGAGTCTCACAACAACAGTCGGGCTTAAGTCGGATGTTGCAGTTCTTAAAGAAAAAGTATCGGGAGTTGAAAATGAAATTCAGAACTTTAAAAATCTTAAGGGCAAGAAGAAACGCAAGAAAAAGAATACAAACAACTGAAAGAGCCGTACAGGCTTTGATAATTGGCCTAGCGTTGGTCTTAATTCTTTTAGTTGGATGTGAAAATACAAAGCATAAAATTGGAGTTTCTACAAAACCATTTCAAAGTGGAGAAGACTTAGAAGATAATACCAAGTTAAATTACACCATTGTTTTCGGCAAGGTGCGCCCACAGGAGGACGATTAATCATGGTTTTAACCTATAGACTACTGATCATTGCATCTATTGCATATCTATATTATATTCATTATATGGAATGTATTTAAATGGAATTAGGTAAAGCAAGAAGCACTGAAGAAATTATCAAAGACATTAAAGCTACTTTAGAATCTAAAGTAAAAGATAATGTAGCAGTTCATGGAGGAGAAATTAATTTTCTTTCCTATGAAAAAGGTATTGTAAGACTACAAATGGCGGGAGCCTGTTCAGGCTGTGCCATGAGTAAAAAAACTCTTCAAGAAGGTGTGGAAAGATTACTAACTCATTATGTTCCGGAAGTAATAGGTTTACTCAGTGAAGATGATGAAGAAGCTAAACACAAAGGTTATACACCTTATTTTCCAAAGGAAGTAAATGTCTAAAAAACCTTTAACAATATCAGAATCGGCAGCGGTTCAAATGCCTATGAAGACAGTTGGATCCCTCATCGCGATGGTCGCGATCGGCACCTGGGCTTTTTTCGGTATTCAAGAGAAGCTCAACCAGCAGTCAACACAATTAAAAATAATGGAAAAAGATTTGGTCGAAAATACGGAGTTCCGTATCAAGTGGCCGAGGGGGTTACTGTAGGCAGTCTTCCGGCTGACTCAGAACAATTTATGTTGA